GGATGTGTATTAGTTTTAAAAAAATAACTAGGTTGCTAGAATCCTAGTTATTTTTTTTGTTGACTTTTTCTTATTTATTTGCTATACTATAATTAGGGTATGAAAACAAAAAGGCTAGACTTATCTAAGATGGACAAATAAACTAGGGCATGTTGGATAAAGTACTGTCAAATTAAGAAAATTAAATACAAGGTAAATTAAAGGGAACAATTGCAAAGTTTCTTTTCACTTACATTATACTCAAGAAATTAGAAACTTCTTGATTTTGTGTATTTGGAGAGATATTGCAATTTTTTTATAAAAAAGAGGTGTTTAGCTACCTGTAAATGCTTAGAATGGCTTGTATAGCCCTAATAATACAACAATATGGCAGGAAAAACTAAATTTAAAGAAGAATATTCAAAACAGATGTTAGAATATTTTACTAAACCTATTTATGAGGAAGTATTAAAGTCTAGGACTTATGATTCTGATGGGAATGTAAAGAAAGAAGAATATCAGACACTAGGATCTAAACTACCACAATTTATTGGTTTTGCATTAAAGCTTGGTTTCAGCAGAGACACTTTGCATTACTGGTCCAGTCAAAAAGATAAAGACGGAAATACTAAAAACAAAATATTCTCCGACACCTATAAGACTTGCAAGCAAATACAAAAGAAACTGTTAATAGATGGTGGTTTACTTGGACTCTATAATGCTACAGCCTACATCTTCACAGCTAAGAATATTACAGATATGAGAGATAAGCAAGAAATAGATAATATTCATAAATTCGGAACAATGACAGATGATGAATTAGACAATAAAATATTAGAAAAAGTCATGAATATAATCAAATAATGTAAAACTATGTCAATGTTTAACAAAAAAGGGAAATTGCTAAGCCCGGAAGCTTTAGCTAAAGGTAAACAAGAGAGAGAAAATAAAGAAAAAGCAGACAATCTCAAAAAGTATTTAAATAAATTAGAAGAATTAGCTAACTTACATGGACTATCTCTAGCAGAGTTCAAGCTAGCTAACCAAATATTAATTAGTAAATATCAAGATAAAGCAGAAAAAGGTTATAAGATAGAAATAGAAGTAATTTAATATATATGTCTATACAGGAAAAATTTCAGGATAGATTAAAAGCTATGACTAGGACTGAAAAAGAATCATTTCTTGAAGAAATAGAAGAAAAAGAATTAAGAGACACAGAGACAGCAAGAGAAAAATATATTCCTAATGCTAAGTCAGAAGAATATATTAAGATGATCGGGCAAGGTGATGTATTTATAAATCTGTTTTCAGCAGCTAATGGAGTTGGTAAATGCATAAAACTAGACAGTCCTATTTTAATGGCTAATGGTAAATTTAAAGAGCTAGGTAATATAAAGCATGGAGATGTGGTGTTAGGTCATAATTATAATAATGGGTTAGCAGAACCGTCAAAGGTAATACAAACGTCAAGAGCAGGGTTAAAGAAGATATATAGGTTTATATTTAAAGATGGTGGATATGTTGAAGCATCGCCAGAACATAGTTTTCCAGTAAAAGTAAGGAGTGGTAGAGATTCTAAAATTATAAAAAAGAAAGTGTCAGAGTTATTGGAACACAAAGCTAATTATATTGGAGGAAGTTTAAAATTTCAATCACCAAAGAAAGTAGAATTTAGCAAAGGGAGCAAGTTGCCAATTCACCCTTATTTGTTGGGAACATTGCTAGGAGATGGAACATTGAGAGATGATGGGATAATGTTTACTTCTAAAGATAGAGAAATAATTGAAAGAGTTGGGAAGTTATTGAAAAAAATAGATTGTAAACTTAATAAATATAATGAAATTGATTATAGGATAGTTCAAAATAAAAGAGACAGGCGTGGTTTTCCAGTTAATTATTTATTAAATGAATTAAAGAAATTAGATTTGATAAAGAAATCAGGAGAAAAGTTTATACCAGAAATGTATAAAATTGCTAGTGTTAGCGATAGAAAGTTATTGATAGCAGGATTAATAGATACTGATGGAACATTTAAGGAATATGTTTCTAAATCTGAAAGATTAGCAGATGATTTTTGTTTCATTGTTAAGTCATTAGGTGGCAGAGCTATTAAAAAAGAAAAAATAGTTAACAATAATTTTACACATAATTTAGATAGTACATTCTATAGAGTATATTGGAGATTCGATTATAAGCTACCACTATCATTAGACAGAAAACAAATTATTTCTGCTAGACCAGTAGAATATTCCAATAGGATTGTTAAAGAAATACAGTATATGGGAGAGTTCGAGTGTGGAGATATTTTTATAGAGCATAAAGACCATTGCTATATCTCACATGATTTTATATCAACTGGTAACACCTGTGTCGGGGCTAATATTATTAGCAGTATATGTTTTGGACCGGCTATTTACGATGGTACTGGATGGAAAGAGCATGAGGCAGAATTTGGTAAAGCTCCCGATTCGTTCTTTAAATATCCATTATATGAGAATTTCCCCTATGCTAAGAAGGGAAGAATCATTTCAGACCCTACTACAATTAAAGAAATGATAGTGCCAGAGCTTAAAAAGTGGTTTCCTAGCAATAGATACAAAGTCCACTACGATACAAGCAAGGAGGGCAAAAAATACGAATCTAAATGGATTACTGATACAGGAGTTGAATTTGACTTAATGACTACAGAACAAGCCGCTAAAGAATTTGAGTCAGTAACTCTAGGGTGGGTTTGGATGGATGAGCCAGTGCCACAAGACATTTATATAGCTACAATTGCTCGTGGGAGACTAGGAATGATAGTTATGATGACTTTAACACCATTATTTCATGCAGCGTGGATTAAAGATGAGATTTATGATAAGCGAGATGGAATATTTGCAGACTATGTTACCGCGAGTGTTTGGGATAATTGTAGACAAAGAGCCATGACTAGAGGTATTTTGGAAGAAAAGAATATTGATAGAATGATAAGTCAATATCCAGAAGATGAAATGAAAGCTAGAGTTGAAGGAGAATATGGGCATTTATTAGGGCGAGTACATAAACTATTTGATAGAAAAATACATGTAATTTCACCATTTCCGATAGATTTTGAAAATTATGTGGTAACTAAAGCCACAGACACACATCCTAGAGTAGACGACCATACATTATGGATGGCTACAAATAGCAAAGGAACTAAAATTATATGTAATGAATTAGAGTTTGGAGGGACTATTCCTGATCAAGCAATTGCTATAAAACATATTGAAAAGGTAAATAACTATAGATTATTGGGAGAAGACGTAATTGACCCATCTGCTTATAATGATGATAAGAGAAATCCTAATAATAAACCAATATCAGAACAATTTGAAGATGAAGGCATAAATTACGAAAGAGGAAGCAAAGATTTAACAGGAGGAATCAGGAGAACTGATGAAGCATTACAATATACAAAGCAGAATGGAACAATGATTATGGAACCAGAAATATATATATTCGACACTTGTGATGTTTGCATAAGCCAATTAGATAAATATGTTTGGGATAATCATAAGGGAAAAACAGCAGACGGTAAGCAAAAGAAAGCTAGTCCAAAAGATAAAGACGATCATCATGTAGAAAATTTACATAGATTATTAATGGTTGAGCCACGGTTTAAGCCATATGTCAATAAAAACTTTCAGACTAGACAACTTAAGAAGAAAGAAAAGGGCAGAAGCTCGTTTAAACCAGTAAATTACTAATATAATAAAAAGTTATGCCAAAGAATAAAGAAATATCGTCAAAGAATAGCTTCTTTGAAGAAGAAAAGAACCATAAGGTTAAAATTGATGGTAAAATAAAGCAAGTGGAGGAACAAATGCTTGATAAAACCAATGAAGAAAAGACAGAACAGTCAGACGAAAAGAAAGCAAGAGCTAAATTTGTAATGAATGAATATTCAGAAATGAAAGATAATAGAGACCAAGGCTATAAATTTTTTGGATTTGGTGAAGATAATAAACCATTGACTTTGCTTAAATATATTGATGAATCAGAAATGAGAGTAAATGGCTCAGTAAATAAACCGGCATGGAAGGCAGATTGGCAAGCTAATGTATTTGACCCTATTACTAGAGAGAAATTTAATAGCTATTTGGCTAAATTAGCAGCTAATAGAATGAAAGCTAAATTCCTTGATGATGAGGGATTTGACTCAAACATGGCAATAGTAGTAACAAATTTATATGAAAGAGCAGGGAGGGGTAAGAATGGGCAGGGAAAAGATGTTGTATTAAACTTTAGAAGTATGTTTGAAGCAGGTTCTAAGGGGACTGTAGTGAGAGAAGAAACCTATAAAGATGGTAAAAGAAGAATAAAAGATAGGAAAGAATGGGAAAACAATGAGTCTATAATTTATAATACTGTTTATGAGTGGGAAGATGTTTGGAGTGAGATTGTACCTTTAGAAGAATATTATCCCGGAGATATTAAAAAAAGTAATATTCAGGAAATGGGGAAATGTGCTAGATGTCAATATGCAGATTATGAAACATTTACTCAAGCATTAAGTGATTTAGAAGACATTAATTTAGTTAAACCTATTCAGGACTTAACTCCAGAAGAAGTAACTGCTTTTAGAGTAGACAATGAGCAAAGCAAAGGCTCAGTCCAAATAGTTAAATATTATAATAGGATTACTGATTCTTTTGACGTAGTAGCTAATGGAATACTTTTGACACCATTAGGACAGCCATTACAGCATGGTTATGCACAATTACCGTTTAATGTAGGTAGATTTGATATATTTTCTAATGATTTCTTCTATGGAATGAGTTTAGCTCAAAAATTATCTACATTTCAAGACATTACAAATTCATTATGGAATATGATGCTTGATGAATTGTTTATCGCTCTTAAAACTCCAATATTTAATGCAACTGGTGTAGATATAGATGTTAATTGGATGTATCCGGGAAATGTCGTTGATTTAGGAAAGAAAGCAGACTTAAATGACATAAAAGAATTTCAGATTAATTCCAATTCTGCTATCGCTACTAATGTTATCGGAACAATTAAACAAAGACTAGATGGAATAAGTGCGTCTGGGAGTGAACAATCAGGTATTGCAGGGGCCGGCAGACAGAAAACAGCAGAAGAAGTTGCCACAGCTCGGGAAGCTAGTACAGAAATTACAGGGTTGTTTCTATCATTCATGGAATGGGCAGAAGAAGATAGAGCAGAACAAAGATGTCAAAATATGCTTTGGTATTATTCTAAAAAATTAAAAGGTTCTAACGAGTATAGAACTTTCATAATTGATGATGTTAGATTAATTAGTGGAGAAATGGGCAAAATGATTGTAAATATTACTGATAAGCCTAGAGGGAAAGAAGAATTAGATGATGAGAACATGACTACTGATGATTTAAGCCAAATAATAGATATAACGCCTGATATGCTAAGTAACTTTAAGAAGTTGGTTAAGATTATACCTGATTCATCTTCTAAAGATACGGAAGAAAAGAGAAAGAGAGAGGAATTACAGTTTTATGAGCTTACTAGAGAGAATCCGGTAATTAATCAACAAGAGAATGTTATTGCTTTAGTAGAAGCCTTTGGAAAAGATGTTAATAAATTAATAAATAAAGAGCAGGCTATTGAGGACCCACAAATGGCTGAAATGATGGCAAATGCTCCTGCTAAACCAGTTTTAAAATAGTTAATAAAATCCTATGTCAAGAAAATTATTAATTAAGTTATTGTTTAGGCTCCTTAAAATTGAAAAACACACAAAAGACTTGATGTTATTTAGCGATATGGATAGATTTACTGATTATGATAAAGATACTCTTGATCAGGTGAAGGCAGGAATCCTTAAAAAATACATGATAGCTAAGGCAGAAGTCTACAATAATAGTACATTCATACAATATTTATATTTTATGATAGTACAGAAACGAGCAGAACATATTACAACGGTTGATAAAAAGAAGCGAGACGTACAGATTGCAACAATATTGTTCATTACTAAATTGATTGATGAATTGAAAAGCTCTGATGAAATGTATATGGCTATGAAAAAAAGAAAGAAAGAGTCAGTTAAGAAACAAAAGATTGTTAAGTCGGACCAAGATAATTATGTTAATAGAGCTTATCAGGAACATGAGAAACAATTGCAAAGGGAAAAAGCTCAATATGAGCATTTAAATAATAAAAAATAGCCAGAAGTGGCAAAACTAAAACTATGCCAGAAGAAAAAAAAGAAGAAAAAACTTCTAAAGAAGAAATTAAAGATGTAAAAGTAGAGCAATTAAACGAAGATGAAAAGACACTCCATCAGAAGTCAATTAGGACTCGTGATGATGTCAAAAAAGTTTTCATTGATAACTATGGCTATACCGAGGGAGACCCTTTCCTTGAAAAAGCTATAAATAGAGAAGTTGCTCATGGAAAAAGCATGTCTAAGCTTATTGGACAAAAAATCCACTATCGGGATAAATACGATAGAGATATTAAGGGCAAGGAAAACGAGTCCGGGAAAGTAGAAAAGATTGCCGATGAAGATTTACAAGTAATGAGAAAAGAAGCTTCTCAAGACTTTATAGACTTTGTTGGGAAAGACTTTCCAAAACTAAAGATAAATGAAGTTTACGAAAAAGTTAAGGAAAAATATAAAGAAACTGGGGAAGAAACCAATAAGGAAGATTTTCTAGCTTCTTTAAAAGACACTTTTAATAGTGTATTCCCTGATGAATCAGAAAAAGTGATTCGTGAGGATGAGAGAAAGCAGGTGAGAAAACAAGATAAAACACCTGACTTTTCCAATCTTGCATCACCTAAATCAAAAGAGGTGATAAAAGAAAAGAGCTTTTTTGCCAAACAAGAACCGATAGGAGATTGGTTCGGCAAGAAAGATTAATTAATCTTTAAGTTTTAACAAAATATGCTTAAACCAGTAAAACAGCACCTCGGCAAGGTAATTAATTTACCATTAGCAGGGAGTGCAGTTGCAGTTAAGTACGGAGCTATGAAAATAAGTTCTGGATACTTAGTAGCTGCGGCTACAGGAGATTCAGAAGTTGAATTTATTGCTTTAGAAACGAAAACTGACACAAGTACCACTGATGGGTATTTGAGAGTAGATTGTCTTCCAATAGATGGAGCAATGGAATTTGATTGTTTAATTGATACAACTCCTGCTCAAACAGACGTTGGAAAAGATGTAGATCTTAACGGTCAATCTGAATTAGACTTAGACGGTACTACCGACAAAGTATTTAGAATTGATTCCGTTGTTAATGCAACTGACAAAATTGTTAGAGGTCGTTTCAACAAACCTGCTCTTGCATAAAACAAGACAGGAATCTTTAATTAATTAGTTTTATTTTATTTAATATGATTTCAGTAAGAGATTTTGCAAAACTGACTACCAATTTGCAAGAAATCTATAATGAAGCTAGTCAAAATAAAGTATCAAAGGCAAAAGGTCTAGATATATTTAATGTTGGCGAAACTGATTTACTAGATTTTAAACATGTCGTTTTACATGGTGTAAAAGGCGTTGAAGAAGTTGCAGAAGGGGCAGATTTGCCAGTAGTAACAGGTGAAGAAGGTGATGATATCACTTGGACACAACGGTATTTTGGTGCTTTACCGACTGTTACAAAAAAGATGAGAAAGTTTGACATGTATAACCAGATTGAAAGTGTTGTACGAAGTATTACTGATGATGGTTGGGATAAGATTGACCAATCATTAGCAGATTTACTTTTATTAGGTTGGGATACGTCTCAAACTGATATTTATGGTAAGTTGATTTCTACAGTAGGGCCAGACGGACTAGCTCTATTTAGTGATTCTCATACCTACGGTGGTACATCTGAAACTTATAGCAATATAATTTCTGATGGAACCAACACTAATCCCGGACTATCTCGTGCGGCTTTAGTTAATATTATAAAGCAAGGTAGAACTTACCGGGATGCTAATAATATTTTAAGACCAATTATGCATGACACTATTGTAGTGCCACCATCTTTGGAGGATTTAGCACATAGAATTGTTAATTCTGTGCAAATTCAAGGTTCTGCTAACTGGGATCCAAATGATTTAGTTAGAAGTAGATTCAAAGGAAATATTATTGTGTGGGATAGACTTGAACAAACTGGACAAGGTACATCTAAATCTGCTCATTGGTTTTCTTATGATTCTACTAAGGTAAAGGAAACTTTACAATGTAAATTTGCAGAAAGACCATCATTAGATGCTCCGGAACAAGTTTATGAAAATAAGAATTGGGAGTACTCAATTGATTATTTCTATGCTAACGGTATTGGATTCGCTCCATATATCTTAGGAAGTGAAGGAGACAATAGCTAAACTTTTCCTTAATTTAAATATATTGGCTCTCCTTTGCTACAAGAATGTGAGGGAGAGCCAGAAAAGAGTCATTAATAAACTATAATATTAAAAAATATGAGTGGACCAAATTGGGCTAAACTATATTCGCAAGGAAGATGTAAGGCAATTGGTGTATCTTTTACGGAAGAAGACCAAAATGCAATACATGAGTTAGGTATTCCAGTAGATTATGTTCGTGCAGGAGTAGTAACTTTAAAAGATTATAAAGAACAATTGAAAAAAGAGGGTGCTGATGGGAAGACTCCGATGTTTAAGATGGATAGAAAAAAATTATTTGTCATGGCTAAAGAATTAGGTATTCAGGCTTCTCCTGATGTATCAAAAGAAATTCTTATTGCTGAAATTGAAAAATCTAAAAATATAAGGTTATCTAAAGCTAAACAAGCCGGATCAGTAGAAAAAGCTTATAAGGCACAAGATAAAGAAGAAGCTAAAGATAGAGCCAAGGTTGAACTTGATGTAAAAAAGCAAAAAGAGACACAAGAAGCTAAATTTAAAAATGATGAGGAAAAGGCAAAGGCTGATGTTGATGGGCAAAGAGATAGAGCTTTAGCAGAACAAAACAAGCAAAAAGGTGAAAAACCTGCTAGAGAAATTGAAAATGAAGAAGGAATTGATAATGACCCAGAAAAGACTAAGGAAGATAAAGATAAAGAAAAAGCAGAGGAAGATTTGCCAAAAACTCCTGCTAAAGAGGTAGAAGATGAAGTAAAAAAAAATAAAAATAAAAAGAAATAATATTAATTAATTAAAAACTTTTATGAAGAAAAAATTTAAGTTTATATTGTCAATTAGCATTATGTTGCTATTTGCAATATGTATTACTGGCTGTTCATGCCCCGAAGTAGATTTTGAGGGTGGAGCTGCCGGAGACTCAAATTACACTAATTTAGTAGCTTCCGGGAATATTACTGCTGTTGGTAATGTTGTAGCCGGTGGTTCTATTATAGGTGATTTATTAACGACTGGTGTAGCTCAAACCGGGGCCACTTCATCCGTTGTCTTAACTGCTAGTAATAGTGGTACTACATATTTATTATCTGCTACAGGTACAGATATTACACTTCCTGCTTTAGCTGACGGACTCAACTTTAAATTTGTTGTGAATGGAGCTATGGGAGTTGCTAATATGATTGTATTCTCGGCAGAAGGAGATAATATAAATGGAACATTAAGCGTAAATAATGCAGATGTAGTTTGTGCAGCAGAGGATCAAATTAACTTTGTCGTAGACGGTGAAGTCATTGGAGATTCTTTTGAAATATTTTCTGATGGTTCTCAATGGATTTTAGGAGATAGTCAAGCTCAAACAGCAGCAAAAATTACTTGTACTGACCCATCATAATAAAAACAAATTAATAAATTTTAAATTAGCCCTAATATTAGGGCTAATTCATAAAGATATTAATTAATAATAAACAAATTTTATGAGAAATTATTTACCAGAAATCGCAATCCATGATGGTTCTAACGATACTGTTGATGGTTTAACAGTTAATGTAAAAGATTTTAGTGAGAAGTTATTAACTATTGCTACTGCTGGAGTTGCTTCGGCCGACACTCTTACATTTAAAGTAAAAGGTTCAAACCAAGATGCTATTGATTTTTCAGCGGCTAAAAGTATTACTAATCGTTGGGATTATATTGCTATAGTTGATAAAAATAGTGGTTCAACTATTGCCGGTGATACAGGAGTAACAATAGCCGATGCAAATGATGTTTTACAATATGCTATTAATGATGATGGAATTAGATTTGTTACAGTAGAAATTACAGCCATGAATGACAAAGTAAACAATACTTTTTACGCTTACTTAGCAGTGTCTAATGAAAATTTATAAAATAATTAAAATTTATGTTTAATAAAAATATTGACTTAGTTGGACAAAGTGATTTGTTAAAAGAAGCTCAAGAGAGAACATCTAATAGTGATAGATCTAATAATCAGCTTAAAGTTGAAATTGAAAAAAACACAGGGATATTAAAGACATTAAAAAAAGATATAGAAAAAAATGATA